AGTGCATCAAATGAAATAAAGAACACTGCCAATCCTAATGCACTAGCATTTGCTAATATGGAATCTAGAATGGATCCAGATGCAGTAGCTAGAGACAGGGCTGCTAATGCTTCACTTGCTTTTGTTCTAAGATCTACAGGCACACAAGGTGTAGCAACTAATGCCCTAAGTGAAAGTTTCATGGGACTTAATACCTCGCTGATACAACTAAGATCAGGTGCTATTAAGGCACTTGAAACTGACATGAACAAACTTAGTGAACAAGCTGATAGAGCAACTCAGGGTATGGCAGGAGTAGCAACAGCAACACAGGGTTTGATTACAGCATTAGCTAATGCAGCAGCAGATACGACTCAAGGAGGCGTTGCAGACTTAACTTCGGCAATAGCTAAAATAACAGAAAGTACCATCAAGCCATTTGCAGACGCTGTTGGTGTCGCTACTGGAGCTATTACAGAGTTTATCGCTAAAATGACTGGAACGTCAACAGAGCTGCCTATTCGACACAATGGAACACTGGGAGCAACTGGTCGGTTGATGGAAGACTTTGGAAGCGGCACACCTATTATGGCTGGTGGGAATGAATTAATGGTTACTGAAAAGCAAATGATAAATCTAATGACCAATTTAGGTGCCGCTAAAGAAGTTTTCGCAAATCAACTTGCACAGGAAAGAGCAGCATATAGCAATGCTGTATCGGAAGATGCCGCAATGGTTCAACAGACAGAAACGCCTGGTCCACGTGTTATGTCCTTAAAGCCAGAAATTGAAGAAGCAATTAAACAAATTGCAATGGGTACTATGGAAAATGTTACTGCTACAACAAGAAGCGGCGAAGCAATGACAGATCTTCTAACAGATATTAAGATGATTAGTCGTTAAATTAGGTTAAATAGTATAAAGGTGTTATAATAAGTTATGAGTTGGAAAAAGCATTTTAAGGTTGTCAACAACAGCCCGTTAACTAACGCAGGTCCTAGAGACAGTGGTAGTGACGTTAAGTACGGGCACTATGCAAGCCACTTGCCTGAAGTTTATGTTGGTCATCCAAACCGTATTGAGCGTTATAGCCAATATGAAAACATGGACGTTGACAGCGAAATCAATGCGGCACTAGACATCCTTGCAGAGTTTTGCACACAAGGTAACGAAGAGAACAACACCGGTTGGGATATTCACTGGCATGATGATCCCAGTCAGAATGAAGTTGAAACCATTACCAAGCAGTTGGTTAACTGGAACAATCTAAACGACTTTAATCAAAGACTGTTTAAGATGTTCCGTAACACACTCAAGTATGGCGATCAAGTGTTCATTAGAGATCCAGAAACGTTTGAACTGTTCTGGGTTGACATGACCAAAGTAACAAAGATTATCGTAAACGAAAGCGAAGGCAAAGAGCCGGAGCAGTATGTTGTCAAAGACATTAATCCAAACTTCCAAAATCTAACTGCTACACAAGCTACACATGCTGACGACTATCATCGTCAGGGCGATCACAAACAAAGTGGTTATATTCAGCCTAGCAATGTGTACACAAGTGCAGGTGCAATGGCAGGTGGACGTTTTGACAATGCTATGAATGAAAAAGCCATTGGCTCTGAACACATTGTACATGCTAGTCTCACAGAAGGCCTAGACACAAACTGGCCATTTGGTAACAGTATTCTTGAAAACGTATTCAAAGTTTACAAGCAAAAAGAACTACTAGAAGACGCTATTATTATCTACCGTATTCAACGTGCTCCAGAGCGTAGAGTGTTTTATGTTGATGTTGGTGACATGCCAGCACACATGGCTATGGCTTTTGTTGAGCGTGTTAAAAACGAAATTCATCAGCGTCGTATTCCAAGTACAACAGGTGGTGGCACAAACATCATGGACACTACCTACAATCCACTTAGCACAAATGAAGATTACTTCTTTCCACAAACTGCTGAAGGACGCGGATCAAAAGTTGAAACACTGCCAGGTGGTACAAACCTAGGCGAGATTGACGATCTCAAATACTTCACTAACAAACTATTCAGAGGATTGCGTATCCCAATCAGCTATCTCCCAACAGGACCAGACGAATCGCCCTCAGGATACACTGACGGTAGGGTAGGTACAGCTCTTATTCAAGAGTATAGATTTAATGAATATTGTAAGAGATTGCAACGCCTTGTTAGTAAGACATTTGACAGAGAGTTCAAGATGTTCTTGCGTTGGAGAGGTTTGGAACTAGACAACAGTAGTTTTGAACTACGCTTTAATCCACCACAGAACTTTGCCAAGTTCAGAGAAACTGAAGTTGATGGTGCTAAGATTGGTACATTTACATCACTTGAAGCGTTCCCATACTTTAGTAAGCGTTTCTTATTAGAACGTTATCTTGGACTTACTGAAGAAGAGATTGCAAAAAATAGTCGTATGTGGGCAGAAGAAAATGACGAGCCTGATGCAGAAATGCCTAACATGCGTAGTGTTGGTATTACTCCAGGTGGCATTGAAAGTGATTTGGACGCATTTACCGTACCTGACGTACCAGAAGAAGGTGGCGAAGAAGGCGTCGAAGCACCAGAAGGTGTAGAAGCTACACCAGGAGAAGGTGCAAGTGCACCCGGGCAGCCAACTGGCGCAGCACAAAGTCCCATACCCGGATCACCAACACCAGCATAATAAATACGCTATAGGAGTGTTCCGTGGCGTATTTTCGTAAGTTATTCTTTAAACGTGTAACAGGTATCAGAGATACCTATGTCCTTCAAGAAGGCGATATTGCTCTTGATGAGGACGATTTCAAGCTATACAGAGGCGATGGATCAACACCTGGTGGTATAGTTATATCAGGTGCAGGCGGCGGAAGTGGTATTGCTCTAACAGATATCAGTGTTACACAAGCAAGTGCTAGTGGCGCAGGTACACTAGCATACAACAGTTCAACAGGTGTATTCACATACACTCCTCCCACAGCAAGTGGACTTGGCGCAAAAACCAGTGTTAGTGAAGCAGATGTTACACAACACCAATCAGCACTAAGCATTACAGAATCACAAATCAGTGACTTTGGCACTTACTTGACCAGTGTGGCATTTGCAGATATTACAAGTAAACCCACAACAATAGCAGGCTATGGTATTACAGATGCATTCGATGGTGCGTTTGGTTCATTGTCAGGAACACCAACTACACTTGCAGGATATGGAATTACTGATGCGGCAACATTAAACAATATGGCACCAACTGGTGCAGTAGACTTTACTGGTGCAACAAGTGTAGACTTTACTGGTGCAACAATAACAGGAACAAGTTTCTTAACAAGTTACACAGAAACGGATCCAGTAGTAGGTGCAATTACAGGAATAGTTAAAGCAGACGGCGCAGGAAATATTTCAGCGGCAGTGGCTGGAACTGATTACAGCACGTTTGATGGTGCATATGGAAGCCTGACAGGCACTCCTACTATACCTTCAGCACTTACAGATTTGGGCATTAGTGATGGTACTAACGGTCAAGTGCTTACTACAGATGGTTCGGGTAGTTTTACATTTGAAGATTCAAGTGGTGGAGGAGGCAGTAGCCTACAAAGTAGAACTACAAAAGCAGGTACAACAGGCAGTTTAGCAGATGCGGCAGAGGAAAACCTAGACATCACAGGATTTAAAGGATATGCACTGCTCAAAGTACAAACAGACAGAGCGGCTAGAGTGCGTATATACACAGATGCCGCCAGTAGAACAGCAGATGCCAGCAGAGCAGAAGGCTCAGATCCTGCCGCTGATGATGGTGTAATAGCAGAAGTTATCACAACTGCCGCTGAAACTGTGCTGATATCACCAGGTGCTTTTGGTTTCAACAACGAAAGCACACCCACAACAACTATTCCTTGTAGAGTCACAAACAAAAGTGGCGGAGCAAGCACTGTTACAGTCACACTTCATGTACTGCAATTGGAGTCATAATGGAACTGTTTCAAGTTACACTCAAACGTGGTGAAGACATCCAAGAGTTCTACGATGATATGGAAACACCAGGTGGTGCTCTACACATTCCAGATAGGAGTGTTGACTGTGAGGACAGACGACCAACTTCAAGAACCACAGGCT